ACCAATGTTTCTAAAAAACTTGGATTTAATTCTTGGAAAGAATATAAGAATTCATTTGCTTATAAAAATCATAAGATTAAATCTATTGAATTTTTAGAAGATACAATTGATGTTGGAACTCTTGCAATTGATAGAGAAGAAATTTATCATAATTACCATACCTTTGCTCTTGATGCAGGAATATACACTTGTAATTCTACAGGTGAAATACGCGATGATAGAAAACATATGAGTATGCTTGAAGATTTTTGGCTACCACGAAGAGAAGGTGGAAGAGGAACTGAAATTACTACTCTTCCAGGTGGACAAAATCTAGGAGAACTTGCAGATGTACAATATTTCAAAGAAAAATTATATTCTTCATTAAATTTACCAATATCAAGATTAGAATCAGGAAATACATTTAATCTTGGAAGAACTACAGAAATCACAAGAGATGAATTAAAATTTTCAAAATTTGTAGGAAGACTTCGCAAAAAATTTAGTGAAATATTTCAAGATATTTTAAGAACACAATTAATACTAAAAGGTATTATTACTGCTGATGATTGGGAAAATATAAAAGAAAATATTCAATATGATTATATTTATGATAATCATTTTTCTGAATTGAAAAATATTGAAATGTTGAAAGAAAGAATGGAAAGTGTTAGTTTAGTTGAACCATATATAGGAAAATATTTTTCTCATGAATATATAAGAAAACAACTTCTAAAACAAACAGATAGAGAAATAGAAGAAATTGATATTCGTATTAAAAATGAAAAAAAATTAGGATTAATAATAGATCCAAATGAACAATCAAATCAACAAAATCAAAGTAAAGAATTTCCAGTAGAAGTAGATGAAAAAGATGGTGAAAAAGATGATGGAAAAAATGATGAAAAATTGAGTGATCTTGATGCTAAATTCAAAAATACTTTTAAACCTACTAAAGAATAAATAAAATTTTTAATAAATAATTAATTGAGGTACACATATGAATTTTTCAAAAGACATTTTATTATCTTTTTCAAATAATGATACTGTAGGCACAATTGAAAATATAAATAAAGCATTATATATGAATGCCAATAATTATATTAATTCTCGCAAAAATATAGTTGCAAATTCAATTTTTAATACAGAAACTGATGAAGAAAATTATACATAATAATCAGGTAACTTTCAATGAAACTAATCACAGAAACAATTGATGAAATAGAAATTATTTTTGAAGAAAATAATGGTAAAAAAAATACATACATAACTGGAATTTTTCTTCAATCTGAAATTGCAAATAGAAACAATCGTTTTTATCCCTTTCCTATTTTAGAAAAGGAAGTTAAAAATTATAATGAAAAATATATTTCTACAGGTAGAGCTTTAGGTGAATTAGGACATCCTTCAGGTCCTGCAATTAATTTGGATAGAGTATCACATAAAATTATTGAACTTCGCGTGGAAGGAAAAAATTTTGTTGGTAAAGCAAAACTTTTAGATACACCTATGGGTTGTATTGCAAAAAATTTGTTAGACGGAGAAGTAACTCTGGGTGTTTCTTCTAGAGGTATGGGATCAATAGAAGAAAAAAATGGAATTAATTATGTTAGAAATGATTTTATGCTTTCAACTGCTGCTGATATTGTTGCAGATCCTTCTGCCCCTGATGCCTTTGTGCAAGGAATTATGGAAGGTAAGGAGTGGATTTGGGAAAATGGATTGCTAACAGAAAAAAGATTACATAGATACAAAAATTACATTAATTCGTCTTCATACAAACAATTACAAGAAAGAAAACTTCATGTATTTGAAGATTTTTTTTATAATTTATAATTTTAATAAATATTATTAGAAAAAACATAATTATAGGGAGTTTTTTTCAATGCCTACATATACAATTGATGGAGATTTAAAATCAAATACATATACTTCTAAAAAAAGTAATGCAGTAACTGCTCATGCTAAATCAGGAGAACCTATGTCTAAACTAACAGGTACTACTCCTGGGCAAAATAGTGACTGCGAAGATCTTGGCGGTCCTGTATTAAAACCAATGGATACAGAAAGTATTGGCAAAAAAGTTGCGGCTAAAATGAAACATGAAGGTAGTAAGTCTTTAACTACTAACCCATCTTCTGCATCTAATAGTACTAAAACAGAATCATTTAAATCTGATACTGATCCACAACAACATAAAGGAACTATATCTACAGTTAGACTTGATGTTGATGGTAAACCAGATCCTGAATGGGGGAAAAAAATATTAAATGCTGGTAGTAAACTGAAAAAAGTGTCTGATGCTTCTAAATCTAATAGTACTAAAACAGAATCATTTAAATCTGATACTGATCCACAACAACATAAAGGAACTATATCTACAGTTAGACTTGATGTTGATGGTAAACCAGATTATGAATGGGGGAAAAAAATATTAAATGCTGGTAGTAAACTAAAAAAAGTGTCTGATGCTTCTAAGAAAAAGAAATCAGATTTAACTTCTGAAGAATATGATGAAGAATATGATAATGATGAATCTGAAACAATTTCAGAAGATGAAACTGAAGAGAAGGAATTTTCTAAATATAAAAATTCTGAAAAAAAACAAAAGAATAAAAAAGATGAAGATGATGAAGATGATGAAGATGATGAAGATGATGAAGATGATGAAGATGATGACGAAAAACAAAAAGATAAAAAATATAAAATTAAAAAAGAAGATATTGAAATTGATGTTACTGAAGATGTAAAAGCACTTTTAGAAGGAGAAAATTTTTCTCCTGAATTTGAAGAAAGAGCAAAATTAATTTTTGAATCAGCAGTAAAATCTAAAATTGTACAAGTAATTGATAAAATTGATGAATTTTATCAAGAAAGATTAGAAGAAGAAATAGTTACTATTGCAGACCTTTTAGAAGAAAAACTTGATGCTCAATTAAATTATGCAACTAATAAATGGATTAATGAAAATAAACTTGCTATTGATTATGGCATCAGAAATGAATTGACTGAAGATTTTATGCGTAGTCTCAAAGATGTATTTGTAGAACATTATATTGATATTCCAGATGAAAAAGTAGATGTTCTATCAGAAATGTCTAATACATTAGATGATATGGAAAGTAAACTCAATGAAGCTTATGAAGTTAATATTAATTTAAATGAAAAATTAAATACTTATATTAAGTATGGAATTTTTAATAAAATTTCTGAAGATCTTGCAGATACTCAGAAAGAAAAATTAGCTTCTTTGGCAGAATCTATTGCATTTGATGATGAAAATAATTATACGCAAAAACTTGAAACACTAAAAGAATCATACTTTCCAAAAACTCATACACAATCTGTAGAAGATTTAATTGAGTCTAATAGATCGTATGAAAATCTTGAAGGTCCTATGGCTGCATATTCTGCCGCTATTTCTAGATGGTCTAAATAATTTTATTATATAAATAATTAATAGATTTAAATAAAAAATAAGGAGACAATGCAAAAATGCTTAATGTTCAACATTTGGTAGAAAAATGGAGTCCTATTCTGAATCATAGTGATCTTCCTTCTATTACTGATAATTATAAAAAAGCTGTAACTGCTCAACTTTTAGAAAATCAAGAATTTTTTCTGCAACAAGAACGGGGTCTTTTAACAGAAGCACCTATTACTAACTCTGCTGGTACTGGTGGATTTACTTCTGCAGGAGCTTCTCCTCCTGTAGCAGGATTTGATCCTGTTTTAATTTCTCTTATTCGTAGATCTATGCCTAAATTAATGGCATATGACATTTGCGGTGTTCAACCAATGAGTGGTCCTTCTGGTTTAATCTTTGCAATGCGTTCGCACTTTGGTACAGATCGTGACGGCACTGGTGCTTCACCTAATGTATATGACAACGAAACATTCTACAACGAGATTCCAACAGGTCGTTCTGCTGGTGGTGGTGCTTACAGTGCTGCTGCTGGTGAAACCAAAACAAACCCAGGTTTACTCAATCCAACAAATCCAGTATCTGGTGGATCAGGCGCAACTAATTCTGATAACTACAGTTATGTTGGTGGTATGAATACAGGTACTGCCGAATCTCTTGGTGGTGACAGTGGTGCTTTCCGCGAAATGTCTTTCTCGATTGAGAAAGTGACCGTTTCTGCAAAATCTCGTGCTTTAAAGGCAGAATATACTCTAGAACTTGCACAAGATTTAAAGGCAATTCATGGTCTTGATGCAGAAACTGAACTAGCAAATATTTTGTCAACAGAAGTTCTTGCTGAAATTAATCGTGAAGTTGTTCGTACAATTTACTTAACTGCACGTCCTGGAGCACAAAATAATGTTGCTTCTGCAGGTACTTTTGATTTAGATATAGATTCTAACGGTAGATGGAGTGTTGAAAAATTTAAAGGTTTGTTGTTTCAAATTGAAAGAGATTGTAATGCAATCGGACAATTAACTCGTAGAGGAAAAGGTAATTTTATTATCTGTTCTGCCGATGTTGCTTCTGCTCTTGCAATGGCTGGTGTATTAGATTATAATTCACCATTTAATTCTAAAGCTTCAGAATTACCAGATGATACTGCATCTACTCTTGCTGGTGTAATCAACGGTCGTATTAAAGTATATGTTGATCCATATTCTGCAAACATTGTTGATACACATTTTTATGTTGCTGGATATAAAGGAACTTCTCCTTATGATGCAGGTTTGTTCTATTGTCCTTATGTTCCTCTTCAAATGGTTCGTTCTATTGGTCAAGATACTTTTCAACCCAAGATCGGATTTAAAACAAGATATGGAATGGTTTCCAATCCATTTTCTGAAGGTTTAACTCAAGGTCAAGGTGCTTTAAATAACAATACCAATATCTATTATAGAAGAGTTAGTGTCAAAAATATTTTCTAAATTAAATTAAAATAAATAATTTTACTAAGGGATTCATTGAATCCCTTTTTTTTACTAAATAATTTAAAAGGTATAAAGTATGTCTGCAACATGGATTAATAAACAACCAAGTAATATAAATTTTTTATCAACAACACAATTTAAATTTGAAATTACTAATTGCCCTGCTGTTCAATTCTTTTGTCAATCAGCAAATGTACCAGGAATTACTTTATCTACTGCAGAACAATCAACTAGATACAATGCAATTCCTATACCTGGTGATGAAGTTTCTTATAATGATTTAAATATTAAATTTATTGTAGATGAAAATATAACTAATTATTTAGAAATTCATAGATGGATAAGACATCTAGGACATCCATATAATTTACAAGAATTATATACAGCTCAAAATAATACAGAAACATCATTATTATATTATACAGGTTATGCTAAAGATGGATCAATTTATAGTGATGCTTCATTAACAATATTAAATTCAAATTTTATACCTAAATTTAAAATAATATTTAAAGATATATTTCCTATATATATTAGTGATATGGTATTTGATTCGTCTACCACAGAATTAAATTATATTATAGCAGATGCAACTTTTAAATATACAATTTATGATATTGTTTCTATAAATAATAATTCTCAATGATTATTACTCTTGATAAAATTAAAGAAATGTGGAAAGAAGATTCACATATGGATGATGATCTTCTTGATAATGAATCACTTAAAATTCCACAATTACATTCAAAATACTTAAATTTATTATCAGATGCAAAATTAATTAAAAGTAAATGTGAGTTTGATTACAAAAATTTATATAAAGAAAAATGGGAATATTATTCTGGAAAATCAAGTCAAGAAATATATAAAGAAAAACCTTTCAATCTAAAAATTTTAAAACAAGACATTTCAATTTATATTGAATCCGATAAAGATATTCAAATATTACAGGGAAAAATAATCTATTATAAAGAGTATATATTTTTTCTTGAAAAAGTACTAGATAATATTAATATAAGAGGATTTCAGATAAAAAATTGCATTGATTGGCGTAAATTTATGAATGGAGTTGTGTAATGACAATAGTAAGTATTGTAAAAAAAAATGAAACATATTTAACAGTATCTGGTGAGCCACATGTAAAAAAAGAATTATCTGAATATTTTACATTTGAAGTTCCAAACTTTAAATTTATGCCTCAATACAAATCTGGTATGTGGGATGGAAAAATCAGATTGTATAGTCCTGGAACAGGAGAATTATATTGTGGACTATTTGAATATCTTATAAAATGGTTGGAAGAAAAAAATTATACATATGAGGTATTAAATAATAAATATTATGGTTATCCAGGTGAAACTATTGATGATATTTCATTAGAAGGTATTATAGATTTTGTTAAAAATTTAAATGTTCCATTTACTGTTAGAGATTATCAATATAAAGCAATATATGAATCTATAAAAAATATTAGAAAATTATTAATATCACCAACAGCATCTGGTAAATCATTAATGATTTATTCTCTAATTAGATACTATATTGCAAAAAATTTAAGAATTATAATTATTGTTCCTACTACTTCTCTTGTAGAACAAATGTCAAGTGATTTTTCAAAATATGGATGGAATTCAGACTTACATTGTCATAAAATATATTCAGGTAAAGATAAAAATTCTAATAAAGATGTTATTATAACCACTTGGCAATCAATTTATAAACTTCCAAAAAAATGGTTTGAACAATATGATGTAATAATTGGAGATGAAGCTCATTTATTTAAAGCAAAATCATTAATTGGTATATTGAATAAAATGTGTAATTGTAAATTTAGAATAGGATTTACAGGAACATTGGATGGAAGTAATACTAATAAATTAGTATTAGAAGGATTATTTGGTTCTATGAATCAAATAACAGAAACTAAAAAACTTATTGATGAAAAACATCTATCTGATCTGGAAATTAAAATTTTAGTATTAAAACATAATAGTATCATTTTTAATTCATATCCAGAAGAGATTGATTACATTTGTTCGTGCGAAAGAAGAAATAAATTTATTCGTAATTTATGTAAAGATATACAAGGAAATACACTGTTACTATTTTCATATGTTGATAAGCACGGTAAATTACTTTATGATCTTATAAATAATTATGTTTCACAAAATAGAAAAGTATTTTTAATTTATGGAGATACTGATACTAAAGATAGAGAAGAAATCAGAAGTATTACAGAAAAAGAAAGTAATGCAATTATAATTGCATCATATGGTACTTTTTCTACAGGAATTAATATTAAAAATTTACATAATGTTATTTTTGCATCTCCCAGTAAATCTAGAATTAGAGTTTTACAAAGTATTGGTAGAGTACTGAGAAAAAGTGATAATAAAACATTAGCATGTCTTTATGATATTGCAGATGATTTTTCAAAAAAGAATAGAAAAAACTATACATTAAATCATTTAATAGAAAGAATAAAAATTTATTCACAAGAAAATTTTAATTATGAAATTATTCCAATAAATATTGAGGAAAACAATTAATGGAAAAAGAACCTTTTTTTGGAATTATAAAGATAATTACTGGAGAAGAAATTATTTCTAAAATTTATCCATATTATGAAGAACAAGGATTTGTACTACTATATCCTTATAAAATTAATACCGACTTTATTGAAACACCACAAGGTATTGCATGTAGAATTAGTCTTTATCCTTGGTTTAAACTTAGTAAAAATTCATCATTTTTTATTCACAAAAATAAAATAATAAGTATAGGTGAATCTGAAGATAAATTATCTAATATGTATAATATTACAATAAAAAATATGAATAATGTAAAAGATTTAAATGAAGTGCCTTTATCATCAGAAATGGGATTAAAAACTACTATAGAAGAAGCTAGATTATTATTGGAGAATATATTTACTCTAAACATAGAGTCTAAAGATAATATCTAAATACACTTATCTGAAACTCTGACATAGTTATTATACACATATTTTAAAAAGTTGTCAAGTGGCAGTAGTTAAATAAGAATTGACAAACAATACAAGAATCATAAAATAATTTATGACAATAATTTAATTATTGACAATATAATTAAATTATGTTAAAATGTAATTAATTATAATATATCAAGGTATTTTATGTCTAAAAAAGAACATTATGTTAATAATAAAGAGTTTTTTGAAGCTTTAATTCTTTATAAAAAAAGTATTATAGATGCTGAGAAACAGGGTTTATCAAAACCAAAAATTACAAATTATATAGGACATTGTTTTCTAAAGATTGCAACACATTTATCATACAAACCAAATTTTGTTAATTATATTTTTAAAGATGATATGATTTGCGATGGAATTGAAAATTGTCTTCGTAGTATAGATAATTTTGATCCTGAAAAATCTACAAATCCTTTTGCATATTTTACTCAAATTACTTATTATGCTTTTTTAAGACGTATACAAAAAGAAAAAAAGCAGTTAGAAATTAAAATTAAATTATTAGAAAAGTCTAGTTTTGAACAAGTTTTTAGTGTAGATTCTAGTGCAATGGGTTATGATACTTTTTCAATGAATTCAATAAAACAACAAATTACATCAAAATCTAGAAATTATAAATCCAACAAATAAATTATGACTATAGCATTGATTACAGATCAACATTTAGATTCTAGAAAAGGTTCTCAAATTTTTTGGGAATATTTTATGAAATTTTATAATAATATATTTTTTCCAAATCTTGAAAAATATAAAATAAAAACAATTATTGATTTGGGTGATACTTTTGATAATCGTAAAAGTATAGATTTTTATAATTTAAATAGAATAAAAAGATATTATTATGACACTTTAAAATCTATGAATATTACAATTCATATGATTGTTGGTAATCATACTTCATATTATAAAAATACAAATAAAATAAATACACCAGAATTACTTTTAGATTGTTATGATAATATTTTAACTTATAGTGAAATACAAGACATTGTTATTGAAGATACTAAAATAACTTTAATTCCTTGGATTAATTCTGAAAATCATGATCATGTAATGAAACATATTTCAAATACAGATGCAAAAATTGCAATGGGTCATTTGGAAATAAATGGTTTTATTGCACATCCTGGTCATATTTTTGAAGGTGGAATAAATTCAGATATGTTTTCTCAATATGAAAAAGTATTTTCTGGACATTTTCATCATAAATCTCAACAAGGAAATATTTTTTATTTGGGTAATCCTTATGAAATTTATTGGAATGATTATAATGAACAAAGAGGATTTCATTTATTCGATTTATCAACACAAAGAATAAAGTTTTTTCAAAATCCATATAAAATTTTTAAAAAAATATTTTATGATGATACTGACACAAATTATCTTCATTTAAACATAGAAGAATATAAAGATACTTATATTAAAATTATTGTAGAATGTAAAAAAGATTTCTATAATTTTGATAAATTTTTAGAACGTTTATACGACATTGGTGTTCATGAAATTAAAATTGTAGAAGATAATAATTTCAATTACGAAATTGATAATATAGAAGATAATGCAGAAATTGTAGATACACTTACAATTCTTTCTAATTATATAGAAGATATGAATACTCATTGCAATAAAAGTGATCTCAAAGATATTATAAAATCTGTTTATGTAGAAGCATATGAAATTTAACAATGTATATTATAGTTATTGAAGGAAGAGATAGAGGTGCATATTCAATTAAACTTTCTAATGGTATTACTGTACTTCAAATATTTGAAGATATAAATGATGCAGAGAGATATGCATATCTTTTAGAATCTGAAGGATTTCCAAAATTAGAAATTATAGAAATTGTATATGAACAAGTTGTAAATATATGTAAAAAATTCGGATATTATTATACTATAATTAAACTCAATGATTTTGTAATACCACCATTAAAAAACTATGATTTTATTTAAAAAAATTACTTATAAAAATTTTCTTTCAACAGGAAATAATCCAATTGAAGTTGATTTAAATACTCATAAAAATACTTTAATTGTTGGTGCAAATGGATCAGGTAAGAGTACAATCATTGAAGCAATTGTATTTGTACTTTTTAATAAATCATTTCGTAAAGTAAATAAAAATCAACTCATTAATTCAATCAATGAAACTGATTGTTTAGTCGAAATAGAATTTGAAATTGGAAATAATATTTGGAAAGTAGTACGTGGTATGAAACCAAATATATTTAAAATTTATCAAAATAATAATTTATTAGATCAATCTTCTGTATCTATAGATCAACAAAGATGGTTAGAACAACAAATTCTTAAATTAAATTATAAGTCTTTTACACAAATTGTTATTTTGGGTTCTAGTTCATTTGTTCCTTTTATGCAATTACCTGCATCTTATAGAAAAGAAATTATTGAAGATCTTTTAGATATTAAAATTTTTTCTGCAATGCATAATATTATACGTGATCGTATTAAAGTAATTGTAGAGGAAATTAATAATCTATCGCATAATATTGAATTAATAAAGGAAAGAATTGAGATTCAAAAAAAATATATTGAAAATTTAAAAAAAATTAATGATAAAAATATTGATCAAAAGAAAGAAAAAATTAATGAATTAGAATCTGAATTAAAATCAAATAATGATGGTATTAATCTTTATAATTTAAAAATCGAAAAATACAATATAGATTATGAAAAATTAAAAAATATAGACAAAAACATAAAAGAATTAGAAAGTTTTAAAATAAAATTTAATAGTAAAAAGAAAAATCATAATAATTATAAAAAATTTTTTGAAGAAAATCATATTTGTCCTCAATGCAATCAACAAATTACAAATGATATTAAACAATATCATATTCAAGAAAATAAGAACCAGATTGAAAAATTAGATGAAACAATTTCTAAATTAGAATCAGAGATAAATCAAACTGTTTTAAAATTAGATGAAAGAAATAATATACTAAAAAAAATTCAGAAATTAAATATCGATTTAAATTCTCTTTTAAATAATAATAAACAAATTATCAAAATGGTGAGTGATATTAGAGAAGAAATTATTGAAATAAATGATAATAATAATAATATGATTGATGAGAGTACAAAATTGAATCAATATATATCTGAAGGAATAATTATGTCTGATAAATTCTCTAATTTTAAAATTAAAAAAAATAATTATGAAATATTAAATAATCTTTTTAAAGATGGAGGTATTAAATCACAAATTATTAAAAAATATTTACCAATAATGAATCAATTAATTAATAAATATTTGCAATTAATGGATTTTTATATTAATTTTACATTAGATGAAAATTTTGATGAAACTATTAAATCAAGATATAGAGATGATTTTACATATGCATCTTTTTCTGAAGGAGAAAAAATGAGAATTGATTTATCTTTGATGTTTACTTGGAGATCTATTGCTAAACTAAAAAATTCTGCAAATACAAATATTCTTATTTTAGATGAGGTATTTGATAGTTCATTAGATGTTTCTGGTACTGATGATTTTATGAGAATTATTAAAAGTCTTGATGAAGAAACTAATGTTATGGTAATATCACATAAAGGAGATTCTATTTTAGATAAGTTTGATAGAGTTTTAAAATTTGATAAGAATAAAAATTTTAGCGTTGTTAAAGAAACATTTTAAAGTTATCTTGACATATGATTATATTATTTGTATAATGTATAGATATAATAAATTAATATTTTTATTAATTTTATCTATATACTTTTTTATTTTATAAAATGAATTTTGATAGGTAAATATAAAATGCAAAATACATTTATATGGGTTGAAAAGTACCGTCCACAAAAAATCAAAGATTGTATTTTATCATCACCAATTAAAAAAATTTTTGAGAATTTTATTAATGAAGGTGAAATTCCTAATTTGCTTTTTGCAGGTCCTCCTGGTATTGGAAAAACGACAGTTGCAAAAGCTTTGTGTAATGAATTAGAAGTAGATTTTTATGTTATCAATGGATCTGATGAGGGGAGGTTTTTAGATACTGTACGGAACCAAGCAAAGAATTTTGCTTCAACTGTATCACTTCAAACTAATGGCAAACCAAAAATCATTATTATTGATGAGGCTGACAACACAACCAACGATGTCCAACTCCTCCTTCGGGCTAATATCGAGACGTTTCATAATAATTGCAGATTCATTTTTACCTGTAACTATAAAAACAAAATCATCGAACCACTTCATTCTCGTTGTGCTGTTGTTGATTTTACAATTAAAGGAAAAGAAAAAACAAATCTTGCTTCTAAATTTTTTATACGACTGCTTGAAATTCTTAAAGCAGAAAATATTGATTATGATGAAAAAGTTCTTATAGAATTAATTAATTCTTATTTTCCTGATTGGCGCAGAGTTTTAAATGAATGTCAAAGATATGGTGTTGGAGGAAAAATTGATAGTGGTATTCTTGCTCAAATATCAGATGTAAATATTAATAATTTAGTTAAATTTTTAAAAGAAAAAGATTTTTTGAATGTAAGAAAGTGGATTGTATCTAATCTAGATAATGATGTAAATTCTATTTTACGTCATGTTTATGATGCAATGTATTTAAATTTAACACCACAATCAATTCCTCAATCAGTCTTAATTTTTGCTAAATATCAGTATCAGGCTGCTTTTTGTGCTGATCAAGAAATTAATACTCTTGCATGTTTTACTGAATTAATGTGCGATTGCCAATTCAAATGATTTGTATTAATTGGAAAAAGTGTTATAATTCTCAAACTGCAACATCAAAGAACTTTTTATGATTTATGAATTAAAAGATTGGCTTAATTCTATCAATCAAACTAAAAAAAATTTGATTGATGAAATTCCTGATTCTGAAAAAACTTATAATCCATTTATTATCAATAAATGTATGTCTAGTTATAGAGATACAATTTTATGTGCAAATGAAATGAATATTAATCATCATTTGGATAAAAAATTACAATATGATTTTTATATAAATATTGTAAGACAAAAGAAGAGATATTCTCCTTGGTTAAAAAAAGAACAAGAAAATGATATTCTTTTAGTTAAACAATATTATGGATATAGTGATGAAAAGGCAAAAAATATTCTTAAAATTTTAAATAAAGAACAACTTGATTATATTAAATTGAAATTAAATCGTGGAGGTTCTAAAAATCAACACAAAAAATAGATTAATAAGTGAATGACTTTTTAAAAAATATATAAAATTTAATGAAATTTGAAAAGAGGAAAAAATGACAAATACTGACAATCTTTTAGAATATAAGTGGTCAATTGATAAAATGGTGGAGGTAAATCTTAATGAGTCAGACAATTTTTTAAAAGTTCGAGAAACACTTACACGTATTGGTGTTGCTTCACGAAAAGAAAAGAAAATTTATCAATCTTGTCATATTTTACATAAACAAGGTAAATATTACATTGTACATTTTAAAGAACTTTTTGCTTTAGATGGAAAACATGCAAATATTTCTCTTAATGATATTCAACGTAGAAATAGAATTATTCAACTTCTGGAAGACTGGGGATTAATACAAATTTCACAAAAAGATTTTATAGAAGATATTGCACCATTAAGTCAAATTAAAGTTATTTCTTTTAAGGAAAAAAATGATTGGATTTTAGAATCTAAATATAATATTGGTAAAAAGAAAAATAACTATTAAAAAATAGACAAAGAAAGATTAAAACTTTCTTTGTCTATTTTTTTATTTATTTGTCTTTTTTATTTTTTTTAGGTGGAATATAAATATAATCTGTTACTAAATGAGTAGTTCCCCATTGTTCTTTCATATATTCTGTATTTCTATCTGGATATTGATTTTTATTCATTTATTTCTCCTGTAAATTAAAATGAATTACAAAAGAACTTTTATCGAGGTTTCTATCTCATATTTATTTATTATTCGGTAAATACTCATATAAAATTCGGTTATCTACAATTTCAAATTTTGAATTATATACTATATAATAATAATGAAGTCGCTTCGGGGCTTCTTAAAATTCTTGCTTTTAGGAGAAAAATATGTCTAATAAATTGCAAATAAGCAATGAGTCAACACGTTGGAGTGAACTTACTCCATATACAATTGGACTTGGCGAAATGCTTCAAAGACTTGATTCATATTCTCAATCAGATAGATATCCAAAGTATAATATCATTCAAGAATCTGAAAAGAAATCAGATGGTGATGTTTCAGAAACATCTAAATATGTACTTGAAGTTGCTTTGGCTGGATATGATTATTCAGAATTAGAAGTATCAACACAGGATAATGTTCTTTTTGTTGGAACATCAACATCTTTTTCTGATAATAGAACATACCTATATAAAGGTATTGCAAAAAGATCTATTAATAGAACATGGCAATTAAAAGACAATTTAAAAGTAACTGATGTTAAATTTGTGAATGGACTTCTTTTAATTTATTTGGAACAAAATATTCCAGAACATAAAAAGAAAACTGTTTGGAAAATAAATTCTGTAGAATCTGAGACTAAATCTGTATAAAAAGTTAATTAAATAATTAACAGTAATTAAAACTCCATTAAATTTATCTTTAATGGAGTTTTAATTAATGTCAATTATTTAATTAACTTTTTTTATCTTTTATAAATATATACAAGTATACAGGAAAAACAAATGATTAAATTTAAAGATTTTGAAACAACATTAAAATATAATGATAAACTTAATCTTAAATTTTGGAAAAGTGATAATTTAAAAAATAGTGTTAGAATTGCTTTATTAAATATAGCAAAAAAATGGGCTGTATTTTCTAATATTCCATTATCTTCTATAAAAGATATTATTTTAGTAGGTGGAAATGCAAATTATAATTATACTCAATATTCAGATTTAGATGTTCATATAATAGTAGATAAAGAAAAAATATTTAATTGTCCCGATTTATTAGATGATTATCTAAAAGATAAAAAACAATTGTGGTCATTAACACATGATATAACAATTTATGGTCATGATGTAGAATTATATGCTCAAGATATGAAAGAAGTAAGTCCAAAAAATCAAGGATCTTTTTCTTTGAAACATAATAAATGGATTAACAAACCAATAAAACAAAAAATAGATTATAATAATATTTTAATAAAAAAGAAAGTAAAATCTTTTATTGATAAAATTGATTATTTAATAGATACACAATCTGATAATGAACATTCATTAAATAAAATTAAAAAAAAGATTAGAGAAATGAGAACATCTTCTATTAAAAAAGGAGGTGAATATGCTTTAGAAAATTTAGTATTCAAAGAATTGCGTAATTTAGGTTATTTGAATAAATTGAATAAATATATAAATAAAATTCATGATCAATCACTATCATTGAGGTAAATTATGTCTATAAAGTTATTATTATTGAAATCTGGTGAATATGTAATATCAGATGTAAAACAAGCTATTGACAATATAACAGGAATGTTGTATTATCAATTAAGTAAACCATATATAATTTATACGGTTTCAGAACCAGAAAAAATTGAAATTTCATCAAACAATTTATCATATAATAAATCTATGAATGAAATTTCTGTTAAATTTGCACCGTGGATTCTTTTTACTGAGGATGATACAATAACTATTAATAGGGATTATGTTGTATCTCTTGTTAATCCAGTTAAAGATATTGTTGATAGTTATTTAGAAAATAGGAAATAAAATGGAAACTGAACAATTAGAAACTTTAATTCAAATTTTTATCTTAAAGAATGACAAGCATCTTATTGCTGAATTAGAACAGTTTGATGAAGAACCATCTTGTTATTTAAAGAATGTTTATGAAATTGTTTATCATGAAAGTTACTATAAAAACTCTTCACCATCTCGTAAATTAGGTCATAATAGTTTACTATTATCTACAGAAACAGATATTGATGATGAACAATATACAATTCGGCGATATGTAGTTTTTGAAAAATATCCTTTATATTCTCGCAGTAATGAATTTTTATTATGTTCAAATGAAATTCTTACTGCATATGAACCACAAGAAGAAATTTTACAATACTACAAAACTTTAGTATAATATAATTCTATATCTCACTAAATTAAATAATGGATTTTTATACAAATGTGCAGCTAGTAGGAAATAGTATTTTGTATTGTGGTTACTCTAATGGTAATCGAATTATACAAAAAGATAAACTATATCCTACTCTTTTTATTAGCAGTGAAAATAAAACTAAATATAAAACTTTAGATGATACTTATGTTAAACCCATAAAATTTGAAACTGTTCAAGAAGCTAGGAAGTTTATATCATCATATGAAAATGTACAAAATTTTGAAGTTTATGGGTATGACAGATTTTTATATCAATATATTTCAGATAGATTTCCTGATGATGAAATTATATATGATAAAAATTATATTAATACTATTATAATTGATATTGAAACTACGTCAGAAAATGGTTTTCCCAATGTTGAAGAAACTATTGAAGAAATTCTTTGTATTACAATAAAAGATTTAAATAAAAAAAATATTATTACCTGGGGTCAAAAAGAATATAAAAATACTTCTAAAGATGTGAATTATATTGAATGTACAAATGAACAAAAACTTCTTTCTTCATTTATAGATTGGTGGGTTCAAAATACACCTGATATTGTTACTGGGTGGAATATAAAACTTTTTGATATTCCATATATTTATAGACGTATTAAAAAAGTTCTTGGCAATAAATTTGCCAATTCTTTGTCTCCATGGAATAAAGTTGATTATAATGAGATTATTATATATGGTAATAAAAATATTCATTATAATATTTTTGGAGTAAGTATTCTTGATTATATTGACTTATATAGAAAATATACTTATACAAATCAAGAAAGTTATAGTCTCGATCATATTGGTTCAGTTGAATTAAATATTTCTAAGTTAAATCATAGTGAATTTGACACTTTTAGAGACTTTTATACACAGAACTGGCAAAAATTTGTTGAATATAATATTCATGATGTAGAAATTGTTTTTCTTTTAGAAGAAAAGATGAAACTTATTGAACTTATTATGACTCTTGCATATGACGCAAAAGTAAACTATGAGGATGTATATTCACAGGTAAAGACTTGGGATAATATTATTTTTAATTTCTTAAAGAAGAATAATATTGTTGTTCCTCCAAATAAAAAACATCAGAAAGATTCTCAATATGCTGGTGCATATGTAAAAGAACCTATTCCAGGAAAATATGATTGGATTGTATCGTTTGATTTAACATCACTATATCCTTCTCTTATTATGCAATTTAATATTTCTCCTGAAACTCTTTGTGATAAAAAATATTCTGGTATATCTATTGATAGAATATTAAATAAAGATATTAATATTAAAAATATTGATGGAAAATGTATAGCTGCTAATGGATGTATTTTCGATACATCCAAAAAAGGAATATTTCCTAGACTTGTAGAAAAAATTTTCAATGATCGACAATATTTCAAGAAAGAAATGTTGAAAGAAAAATCTAAATTAGAAGAAATTGAAAATAAATTGAAAGAAAATAATGCAGATTCAACAGAAGAATTAAATAATATTCGTCAAATTTGTATTAAAAATATTTCAAAATATACAAACAATCAAATGGCAAGAAAAATACAATTGAATAGTTTGTATGGAGCAATTGGAAATGTTTATTTTCGTTATTATAAACTTGAAAATGCTGAAGCAATTACTCTTTCTGGACAAGTTGCTATTCGTTGGATTGAAAATAAAATGAATCTTTATTTAAATAAAATTCTTAAAACAAATAATATAGATTATGTTATTGCTTCTGACACAGATTCTATTTTTCTTAATCTGAGTTCACTTATAGATTGTATTTATAATAAAAAAAATAAAATTACACAAAATGTTATTTCATTTATTGATAAAATATGTAAAACACAATTTGAACCTTACATTGAAGAATGTTATCAAGAACTATCAGATTATTTAAATTCATATTCTCAAATGATGAAAATGAAGAGAGAATGTATTGCTGATAGAGGAATATGGACTGCTAAAAAAAGATATATTCTCAATGTATGGGATAAAGAAGGTGTCAGATATTCAAGTCCAAAAATGAAAATTATGGGTTTGGAAACTGCTCGTTCTTCTACACCAGCTTACTTTAGAGATAAATTAGAAAATGCTTTTAAAATAATTTTAAATGAAGACAATGATAAACTTATTGAATTTATAGAAGATGTAAAAAAAGAAACTCAAAACCAATCTATAAATGATATTTCATTTCCTAGAGGTGTGAATAATTTAGATAAATATACTGATTCAAGTATTATGTATAATAAAGGAACTCCTATTCATGTGAGGGGAGCAATTCTTTATAATTATTATTTAAAAAAATTAAAAATAACTAATAAATATCCATTTATTTTAGAAGGAGAAAAAATTAAATTTGTATATTTAAAAACACCAAATCCAATTGGAGAAAATATAATTGCATATTTTCAGGAATTACCTAAAGAATTTAATCTAAATTCTTATGTAGACTATAATATGCAATTTGAAAAATCTTTTCTTGAACCTCTCAAATCTGTATTAAATTGTATAGACTGGGTTGTCGAGAAACGAGGTAATTTAGAAAGTTTTTTTATTTAGGATATAAAAATGGATTTTTTAAAAACTGTTGTTTCAGAAATTGGAAATGAATATGCTAGTTTTGTTTCTGATGGTGTTTCTACTGGCGATTGCGAAACTTTCATTGATAGTGGGAGTTATATCTTCAATGCTTTATTATCAGGATCAATTTATGGAGGAATTCCATCAAATAAAATAACTGCTATTGCAGGTGAATCATCTACTGGTAAAACTTTTTTTTGTCTCAGTATAGTTAAACATTTTCTTAGAAATAATCCTGATGCAGGAGTTATCTATTTTGAAAGTGAATCAGCAATCACTCGTAAAATGATTGAAGAAAGAGGAATTGATTCTTCAAGAATGATTATTGTTCCTGTGGTTACAGTTCAAGAATTTAGAACTCAATCTATTAAAATTCTTGATAAATATATAGATCAAAGAAAGTCTGAACGTAAACCTTTATTATTTGTATTAGATTCACTCGGAAATCTTTCCACCACAAAAGAAATTGAAGATTCTTCTGAGGGTAAAGAAACTAAGGATATGAGTAGAGCGCAAATTACCAAATCTTTGTTTAGAATTTTGACACTGAAGTTGGCAAAAGCTAATATTCCTATGCTTGTTACTAATCATACATATGATGTTATCTCTGGCAATTCTTATGTTCCAATGAAAGATATGGGTGGAGGTTCTGGTCTTAAATATACAGCATCGACAATTATATATTTATCTAAAACAAAGGAAAAAGATGGTAATGAAATAGTTGGAAATATTATTAAGTGTCGTGCTCAAAAATCTCGTTTTACAAAAGAAAATTCTATAGTAGAAACTCGACTTTTTTATGATAAGGGTCTTGATCCATATTATGGTCTTTTAGAATTGGGTGAAAAATATAATATTTTTACTAAAAGTGGTGGAAGATATGAAATTGATGGAAGCAGATATTATGCAAAAAATATTTTATCAGATCCAAAAAAATATTTTACTTCTGAAATAATGGAACAATTAGATTGGGCTGCAAGTCAAGAATTTAAATATGGTGTTATTTCAACAGAAGAAAATGATAGTATAATCAAATGATTTTATCACAGTATGTGAAAATTTATATTAGTTAATTTTCACATACTGTGATAAAATATATATGTAAATGATACTAAGTATCTTTGGATAAAATTTGCATTATGTCAATTACAAAATTAGAAAAAAAAATATTAACAAATTTAATTTTTAATAGTGATTATATGAGAAAAGTTTATCCCTTTCTCAAAGAAGAATATTTTCTTAATACAAATGAAAAAATTATTTTTCAAGAAATATCTAAGTTCATTAATAAATATAATAACATTCCCACTAAATCTATTCTTTCTATTGAAGTAGAGAACAGAAATGATATTACAGAACAAAATTTTAAAGATATTATTTCTATTGTAAATGAACTTGAATATATTGATGTAAATAATGATTGGTTAATTGATGCAACTGAAAAATGGTGTAAAGAAAAAGCAGTATATATTGCATTAATGGAAAGTATTAGAATTGTTGATGGTAAAGATAAAAATCGTAAAGAAGATTCAATTCCTACTATTCTTTCTAATGCATTAAGTGTATCTTTTAATGATAATATTGGTCATGATTATATAGATGATGCTGATGATAGATATGAATTTTATCATAAAAAAGAAGAAAAAATTCCTTTTGGTTTAAATCTTTTTGATAAAATTACTAAAGGTGGTTTGTCAAATAAAACATTAAATATTGCTCTTGCTGGTACTGGTGTTGGAAAAAGTTTGTTTATGTGTCACTATGCAAGTTCATCAATTCTTAGTGGTAAAAATGTTTTATACATTACTCTTGAAATGTCTGAAGAACGCATTGCCGAACGTATTGATGCAAATTTATTGAATATAGATATTCAAAAGTTGTCTGATATTCCAAAACCAATTTATACAAATCGTATTCAAAACATTTCTAATAAATCTATTGGCAAATTAATTATAAAAGAATATCCTACTGCATCTGCTCATGTAGGACATTTTAAGTCATTATTAAATGAACTTGAACTTAAAAAATCTTTTATTCCTGATATTATTTTTATTGATTATCTAAATATATGTGCAAGTTCTAGATATAGAGAAAATATTGTGAATTCTTATACTTATGTTAAAGCTATTGCTGAAGAACTCAGAGGACTTGCTGTAGAAAAAAATGTTCCTGTTTTTTCTGCTACACAAACTACACGTTCAGGATTTAGTTCTTCTGATGTAGAAATTACAGATACTTCAGAAAGTTTTGGTCTTCCTGCTACTGCGGATTTTATGTTTGCTCTTATTAGTTCAGAACAACTTGAAAGTCTTAATCAAATTCTTGTAAAACAACTTAAAAATAGATATAATGATTTAACTGTAAATAAAAAGTTTGTTGTAGGTGTTGACAGATCAAAGATGAGGTTGTATGATGTAGAAGATAATGCTCAAAGTAATATTGTTGATTCTGGTCAAGAATATGAAGAGTATAATCCAAAACAAAAGTCTAAAAAAAGTTTTGAAGGTTTTATAGTTTAGGAAATAATATGACTATTAATGCTGATTTTGATCGTTATGTAGAATTTGTGAGTATTGTAACTAGTGATTATACTAAAAATACTGAAATATATATTGATAGGATTAATGAATTAAAGTCAATTGGTGTTGATGTATCTCGTCTTACTACTGCTGCAATTGGAATGTCTTCTGAAACAGGAGAATTTGCTGAGATTGTTAAAAAGATTCTTTTTCAAGGAAAACCTTGGAATAAAGAAAATCAAGAACATCTTATTATAGAATTAGGTGATGTAATGTGGTATATGGCACAAGCATGTATCGCTCTTGGCGTTCGTTTTGATGATATTGCAATTAGAAATAGTGTAAAACTTGCTGCTAGGTATCCAGAAGGTGAATTTAGAATAACACGTTCTGAAAATCGTGCAGAAGATGATGTATAATTTTT